GCTATGCCTAATTATATGTACAATAGAGGTTCTTTTATGAATCAATCGTTGTTACAACCACCTATGATGCAACAATCATATAATCCATTTGGTGCATTCAATCAACCAATGATGCAACCACCACCAAGTCCAAGTCAAATGGGTATAGGTGAACCTCCACCTGAATTTACTCCAATGGAGTCACCAACATTTACACCAATGCAAAGTAATATTTATCAACCACCAGTTCAACCGGTAGCACCAGTTGAAGATAAACCACCAGCGTTTACACCATATACTAACTTCACATCATTTAGTGAGTTAGGTGAAAGAGCAAATGTCCCTGGGCAAAGTAATAGAGTTTTTAGAGATATTGTTAGTGGTTACACAAGTAGTGGTGAGCCAATTTATACAAGACAAACACGATATACAATCCCTGGCTATAATCCATTTAACGATAGCAGTGGTAAAGGTCAGTTTAGATATGGAACAAGACCAATAAACTTTTAAATAAGTTTACTTTACAAAAAACATCTGCTAGCATTATTAAATGGAACAAATAGAGCAACTCGCTATTGAAACTCTAACTCCGTATAAAAACAACGCAAGAGTTCATAGCAAGAAACAAATAGAACAAATAGCAGAATCTATAAAAGCATTTGGATTTAATAATCCTGTTTTAATAGATAAAAAAAATAATATTATTGCTGGGCATGGAAGAGTAGAAGCTGCAAAAAAACTTAACATGCAAAAAGTTCCTACCATAAAAATTGAGCATTTATCAGAAAAAGAAAAAAGAGCATACATATTAGCTGATAACAAATTAGCATTAAACAGTCGTTGGGATTCAGAATTATTAAGAGAAGAATTAAGTTGGCTTAATATACAAGATGTTGAATTAAAAAATATTGGCTTTGATTTAAAAGAATTAGCAAATATCAATAGTGAAATATCAGATTTTTACTCTCAAAAAACAAAAGATATAACATATGAGCCCGTTGATGAAAAGCCAGAAATTAAAGAATTATTTAATGCAGATAAAGTTAATAAATTATTAAAAAATATAGAATTAGCTCAAATAAGCTCAGAATTAAAAGAGTTTCTTAAGATTTCTGCATATCGCCACGCATTAATTAACTTTGATAAGGTTGCAGAATATTATTGTCACGCAACAAAAGCAGAACAAAAATTAATTGAGGAAAATGCATTGGTCATTATTGATTATGAAGATGCTGTCAAAGATGGTTATGTTCAATTATCAGATGAAATAAATGAGCATTATCTAAAAAGAAATGATTAATTATAATTTTGCTGTTTTTATTCTTACACATGGCAGACCAAATAAAGTAAAAACTTACAAAACATTAAGAAAAAGCGGTTATACCGGTAAAATTTATTTATTAATTGATGACCAAGATAAAACAATTGATGAATACAGAAAATATTATACAGATAAGGAAATAATTGTTTTTTCTAAAGAAGAAGCAAGAAAAATAACACCTACTGTATTTAATCACAAAATGAATCAAACAGCAGTATTTGCAAGAAATTATAATTTTATTGCTGCAAAAAAATTAAAATTAGATTATTTTTTACAATTAGATGACGATTATCAACAGTTTGACTATTCAAGTAATGAAAAAAATTGTTATGCAACTAAAAATAACACAATAACAAACATTGATGATGTAATTAATTCTGTTTTAAAATTTTTAGAAAAAACAAATATAAAAACAATAGCAATGGCACAAAGCGGTGATTTTATAGGTGGTGCGCATAGTAATGTTGGTAAATTAATACCACAAAATAAATTTAGTAGAAAAGCAATGAATGCCTTTTTTTGTAAAACAAATAATAAAGTTAATTTTTTAGCAGAATTGAATGATGATGTAAACACATATGTAAAATGGGGTAATTTAGGTAAGTTATTTTTAACGATACCAAAATTAAGGTTACATCAAGAAATTACCCAAAAAACAAAAAGCGGTTTTACTGAGTCATATAAAAAATATGGAACTTATATTAAAAGTTTTTTTACTGTGATGCACAATCCAAGTTCTATTAAAGTTAATCATATGGGTAAAAATAGAAGATTTCATCATAAAATTATATGGAAAAATACTGTTCCTGAAATAATAAGTTATAAATACAAAAAATAAATCGGAGTTATAAAAAGGGTTTTTTTATGAGTAAAGCTGGTAGGCCAAAACACAAAGTAACTGAAGACAATCAAGAATTGGTAAAATCATTAAGTGCTGTTGGCATTAAATACGAAGATATAGCCTCAAGGTTAAATATTTCTTCAGATACATTGGTTAAATATTATAAATCAGAGCTAGATGAAGGCAGAATTGATGCAAATGCCAGAATTGGTAAAAGTTTATACGATTCAGCAAGAGAGGGTAATACAGCCGCACAAATATTTTGGTTAAAAACCAGAGCTGGTTGGAAAGAAACAGATAGGCATGAACTAGTAGGTGCTGATGGCTCACCAATGGAAATGATTGTAAAATGGGCAGAAGAGTAATTACAATTGATTATAAGCCTAGAGATGAGCAAAAAGAAATACATAAAGCATTAGATGATTATAGATTTTGCGTTACAGTTGCTCATAGAAGAATGGGTAAAACAGTTGCGTCAATACATGAATTAATAAAAAAAGCACTAATTTGCGATAAACAAAGACCACGATATGCATACATTGCGCCAACTTATGCACAAGCAAAACGAGTTGCGTGGGATTATTTAGTGCATTATACAAGGCCATTAGAGGCTTACATTAACAATTCAGAATTAAGAGTAGATTTTTTAGGTAGAAGAATTAGCTTGTACGGGTCAGAAAATGCTGATTATTTAAGAGGTCAATACTTTGATGGCGTCATTATAGATGAGGTAGGTGACCAAAATCCACGCATATGGAATGAAATAATAAGACCAGGTTTAGCTGATAGAGAAGGCTGGTGTTTATTTATTGGCACACCTAAAGGACAAAACCATTTTAAAGATTTAAGAGATAGAGCAGAAACACAAGAGGATTGGAAATTATTAGAGTTTAAAGCAAGTGAAACCAATTTATTAAAAGAAACAGAATTGGCATCAGCAAAAAGAGAAATGGGTGTTGAAAAATACAATCAAGAATTTGAATGTAGTTTTAATGCTGCTGTTACCGGCAGTTATTATGGCGAAATTATAAATGACTTAGAAAAGCAAGACAGAATGGTAAAAATAGAACGAGATGATTTATGTAAAACAGTTGCTAGTTGGGATTTAGGTATATCAGATTCAACATCAATTTGGATTTGTCAAACAACAAATAACGAAATTAGATTATTAGATTATTACGAAAATCATGGCGTAGGTTTAGAAAGTTATATTAACTGGTTAAGAGAAAACGGTTGGTTTCATTTTGAGCAACTATTGCCACATGATGTAGAGGTGCGAGAATTAGGTACAGGAAAATCAAGGCTTGAGATATTAAGAAATGCAGGTTTAGATTGTAAAGTAATACCAAAATTATCTATTGCTGATGGTATACAAGCTGTAAGAAGAATGTTGCCAAAATGTTGGTTTAATTATCCTAAAACCAAACAAGGAATAGACTCTTTACGAAATTACAGAAGAGAGTATAATGAAAAACAGAAAGTGTTTTTTGATAAACCTTTGCATGATTGGACATCACATTGCGCTGACAGTTTCAGATATTTAGCAATAGGTCTGGACAACACCAGCCAAGAATGGTCAAAACCATTAGAGGTCGATGTAAAATGGGTTGTTTAATATGGACGATGAATTAAATCAAATATACAGGGAATTAGGCTTACGAAATCTATTGACAGAGCTTGGCATAAATGCTAATGCTATGTATTCAGGTAATGATAATGAAAAAGTGTTGTTTTATAATGCAAATAAAACAATACCACTAGCTGATGGTTTACTAGATTTGAATATTGGAATACAAGGCGATAATACAAATGTACCTTACTTTAAAGATTCTAATTTGGATGTAAATAGAGTTGGAATATCTAATGCCCCTAATAATCCAATTTTAGGTGGTTTATTAGAATTAATTTATAAGCCAGAGTTGCAACGACAAGAAGAAGAAATTTTATTAAATTATCGACGACCATTTTAAGGGAGAAAAAATGACAGGAGTGTGGCTACAAAAACGAGGCGATTGGGTTTCAAGAAAAGAGTTAGACAAAGTAATGAAAGAACTTGAAGAATTAAAGCAATCATTAAAGGAAATTAATGGACACAGGCAGACTAAAAGGAATACTAGAAAGCGAGATTGATTCATCAATAGGTTTTATTGAGTCAGAAACTACAGATGAAAGAAAAAGGTCGCTAGAATATTATCAGCGCCATGATTATGGTAATGAAGTTGAAGGCCGTAGCCAAATAGTAACATCAGAGGTTGCTGAGGCTGTTGATGGTGCTTTACCTCAAATCATGCGTATATTTACCCAAACAAAAAACTTTGTTAACTACATGCCAAGAACCCAAGAAGATGAAGAAGGTGCTCAACAAGCAACTGATTATGCTAATTGGGTGTTAGAACAAAACCAAGGTGTGATTTTATTTCATAACTGGTTTAAAGATGCTTTATTGCAAAAAGTTGGTGTTGTTAAAGCGTTTTGGGACACTCAAGAAGATGTAACTGAAGAAGAATATAATAATCTTACTGACGATGAGTTATCTATGATTATGCGTGATGATACACGAGAGATAGTTGAAAAAGAATCGTTAGAGCAGTCAGTTGATGCTGGAAATGATGTATCAATACAAGTTTCTTCGCATAATGTTAAAGTTAAAAGAAAAACAGAGTCAGGCAAAATAGTCATACAAAATGTTCCGCCTGAAGAATTTTTAATCTCAAAAAAAGCAACAACAATAACTGATGCGCCATTTGTGGCACATAGAAAACTAATGACTCGAAGTGAATTGATTGCTATGGGTTTTGATGAAGATGTAGTGTCAATATTGCCTAGTTATGATGATATATCGTTTTCAAGTGAAAAAATTGCTAGATTTAGTAATGGTGAACACCCACATGAGCAAGACAGTTTAGATGACTCAATGCAAACAGTTGAAGTTTATGAGTGTTATTTAAAAACAGATTTTGATGATGATGGAATAGCAGAGTTACGAAGAATAGTTTATTCAGGTTCAGAAATTTTATATAACGAGCCATGTGACTATGTTCCATTTTATAGCGTATGTCCTTACCCAATGCCACATAAGTTTTTTGGACAAAGTTTGGCTGACCGAGCAATGGATGTGCAGTTAATTAAATCAACAGTTACAAGACAAATGTTAGATAATTTGTATCTAACAAACAATGCCAGAGTTGGTGCAGTTGAGGGTCAAGTCAATTTAGATGACTTACTTTCTGTGACTCCCGGTGGAATAGTAAGAATGAAACAACCTAATGCAGTGGTGCCATTTAATATACAACCGGTGGCTAATCAGGCATTTCCAATGTTAGAGTATTTAGACAACATTCAGTCAAAGCGTACTGGTGTTAATGATATGGCGCAAGGGCTTGACCCCAACATCTTGCAAAATGTAACTGCGGCGGCGATTGCCGCATCTACTAAAGCGTCAAGCGGTAAATTAGAATTGATTTCTAGAGTATTTGCTGAAACAGGCGTAAAAGAATTATTTAAAGGGATTTTGCACTTAGCAAATAAATATCAAGACAAAGCAGTAACTTTTGCTTTAAGAGGTAAATATGTTCAGTTAGACCCAAGAACTTGGTCAAACCTTTATGATGTATCAGTAAATGTAGGGCTTGGGACTGGTGATAAAGAAGAACAAGTTGCTAATCTTGGTTTTGTGTTAAATAAACAAGAAGAAATTATTAAAGGTTATGGCATAAACAACCCATTGGTGTCATTAAGAAAATATGCTAAAACACTTAATAGTTTTATTGAAGCTCTTGGTATTACTAATTCACAAGAATATTTTAACGAGATAACTCCAGAACTTGAAATGGCACTTGCTCAACCTCAAGAGCCACCAGTTGACCAAACTGCACAAGTTATTATGCAACAGGCACAGGCACAAATTGAAATTGATAGACAAAAAGCTATGGCGGATATTGAGTTAAAACGCATGAAGATGGAAGAAGAAATGAAACTTAAGCGTGAAGAAATGTTGTTTGAGTTACAATTAGAAAGAGAAAAGTCAGAAGCAGATTTAGCAAGAAAAGAAAGAGAACTTATTGCTGAGGCTAATATAAAGGCGGCTAAAGTAGGTGCCGGTATAACAAGCAATGTAGAGATACCATCTTAATGAATAAACACGAAAAAGCCGATAGGGCAAAAAACTATTTACAAGACGAGTTTTTTATCGGAGAATTAGATAATCTCCGTAATATTCAGTATGACATTATTGGAAATTCAGGTAGTGCAAATAGAGATGAAAGAGAATCAGCATACTATATGATTACTGCAATTAACAATATCAAATCACACTTTGAATCTATTGCGATGAATAGAAAAATAGATGAAAAGAAATTTAAAATACTATAGGAGAATTAAACCATGACCTCAAATGAGAATGGACAAGAATCAGTTGTTGACCGAATGGCTGGGATTTTAGAACCTGAGACCTCGCAAGAGCAACCAAAGGTTAAAGAAGAACAACCGGAAGTCCAACAGGAAACAGAACAACCTATTGAAGAAGTTGCTCAAGAGGAAACTCACGAGTCAACTGCACTGATAGATGAAACTGTTGAAGAAAACGAAATAACCGAGCAAGAAGTTGAGCAACCTCAAACATACCGAGTCAAAGTACAAGGGGAAGAAGTTGATGTTACGCTTGATGAATTGCAAAAAGGATATTCTCGCCAAGCTGATTATGTTAGGAAAACACAAAAGTTAGCCGAGCAACGCAAAGAAGTTGAAAACGAACTCAGCCAGCTACAAAAATTTAGCGAAAAGAGTGCACAATATGACGAGGGTTTGCGACAAATTGAAGAGTTGTTATCTCAACCTGATAATCAGGAGGACTTACAAAAACTTAAGCAAACAAATCCACAGGCATATGCTATAAAGTTAGCTGAAAGAAGTGAACGTGAACAACAGAAAGCAAAAGTACAAGCGGAAAGAGCAAAGGTACAACAGGAACAACAGCAACTTCAGCAACAACAGATACAAAAACATTTAAAAAGGGAAACCGATATTTTAAATGAAGTGTTGCCGGAGATGAAGAATCCTAAAACCAAGCAAAATATTATGCAAGAAATAATGAAAGGTGCAAAAAAGTTGAATTATACAAATGAAGAATTATCAAATGTATATGACCACAGAAATGTGCTGACATTACTTTATGCGTCAAGATATTTAGCCCTTAAAGACTCTCAACCTGAAGTATTTAAAAAAATGAAATCGGCTCCTAAAATTATGAAAGCTGGAGTGGCAAAAGCTACTTCACAAACACAATCAGATAAAATAAAAAGAGCTAAGACACAACTCAAACGAAGTGGAAAAGTTAGAGATGCGTCTAAACTCTTTGAACAACTACTTTAAAGGAAAAAATTATGGCTACATATCAAACTTTTCAAGCAGTTGGTGAGAGAGAAGATTTAATTGATGTTATTTACGACATTTCACCAACAGATACTCCATTTATGAGTACAGTTGCAAAAACTAATGCAACAAATGTGTTTCACGAGTGGCAAACAGACTCACTTGCGGCGGCGGCAGCAAATGCGGCAGTAGAGGGTGCTGATGCTAGTGATGCAACTTTATCAGCAACTACAAGAGTTGGTAACTATACACAAATCAGTCAAAAAACAATTAAAGTGTCAGGTACACTTGAGTCAGTAGATAAAGCTGGTAGAAAGTCTGAAAAGGCATATCAACTAGCTAAAGCATCTAAAGAAATTAAAAGAGATATGGAATTAGCTCTTTTGAATAACACAGTGCAAAGTGCTGGTAGTGCATCTGCGGCACGCAAATTAGGTGGTATCCAAACTTGGATTAATTCAAACTATGATGGTGGTTCAGGTGGTACTGCTGGTTCTTTAGGAACTACAGCAAAATCTAATGGTACTGATAGAACATTTACAGAAACCATTCTTAAAACTGTTGTTAAAGAAGTCTTTAACTCAGGTGGTGAACCTAAAGTTCTTATGACTACTCCAACACAAAAACAAGTTGTGTCAGGGTTCGCAGGTATTGCGGCACAAAGGTACATGGCACCGGGCGACCAACCAACTACAATTATTGGTGCGGCTGATGTCTATATGTCTGACTTTGGTCAAATGTCTGTTGTTCCAAATAGATTTATGACAGCAGAGTCTGATAATGGTGAGGTTGCGTTAGTGCTTGACCCTGAAATGGCAAGTGTTGCGTATTTAAGACCTTTCCAAACTAATGATTTGGCAAAAGCAGGTGATGCTGAAAAAACTCAATTATTAGCTGAGTACACACTCGTTGTTAATAATGAGGCGGCTCACGGTATAGCGGCAGACTTGACTGAGTAATATAGGAGTTAGGGGGAGGCATCTCCCCCTTTACCTTAATATGTTAAGCGAATACAAAACACAATTAGTTCACCCAGATGGAGAGGGTGGTGTTGTTATTGAAACAAAACAAGACTGCTCAGACAT